CCTTTTAACCGTAGTAATGGTTCAGATATAACCACACTAAAAATTGGTTTTGGTAGCGCAATAGGTCAAAGTGTAACAATTAGCGGACTTTCAAAAGTATTAGACGCTATACGAAAAAATGAGAAATTAGTAGGTAAATGTGTATCTATCGTTGTTACGAATTCTATTCCTGGTTTAGTTGTTGAAAACGGTCAAGTTATAATTAAACGCGATTGCTTTACTAACGAACAACAAGGAAATTATTTTATATTAACATATAAACCTAAAGTAATGAATGATATGTTTTCAAATGATTTAAACGCGTATACAAAAACACGTGTATATAATATACCAGCGTTTATTGGGTTTACTCAATTCACAAAATTATATACGTACCCATATAGCTATTTAGTTATTAGTGACAATAACGGAACAACAAAAGCTTTTAAAAATGAATTATGGCAAGATATGAGAAACGCACAGTTTATATATATCGGTTCACCAAATAGTTCAAAAATGAATATTGTACCATTAAATTATAAGGTAACAAAATCAGATGAATCTTATTCAGATTTAATTAATTTAGATAATTCTTTTGAATCACAATATGAAACTAGCTTACCTATTATTAGTGATACGACCGCTTTAATGCTACAATCATCACGAAACTCTATGAATGTTGGATTATCCAATATTAGGAGATCAAATGAAACAAATTCAGCTATAGCAAGTGCAACCGGTAATGCGTTAAGCGCTCAGACAAGCTTACAAAATAACTTAAATTTAAGTGTTACCGCACGTAACACAAATTTAGCTAGTAACTTAAATGACTTGCAAAACAAATCAAATATGATAAATGCCAGCATAGGCGCTATAGGTGGTTTAAGTGGTGGTATCGCCAGCGCGTTAACCGGTAATATTGGTGGTGCTGTGGGTAGCTTGGTTGGAGCTGGTTTAGGTATTGGACAAACAGCCATGCAAAACCAAATAAATACAAAACAAACTAATTTACAAAACGCAAATGCACTTGCAAACGCAAATGCACAGGCTAGTGCTAATAGTCAATCAACCGAAATCGGAAATCAATTAAGACAGTTAACAACACAGTACCAAAATCAAACAAACATTCAAAATGCTATGGATAGTTACAACGCGCGTATTCACGACGCACAGGCGACTGCTGACAGTATTGTAACTGGTTCTAATGATTTAATGCGACAAATCGCACTAGATTTAAACACATTCGTATTATATGTTTATAGACCTACAGACGAATATAAACAGAAACTTGAAAAAATATGGAACATGCGGGGTTATGCTACTAATACAATTGACTACCCTAATTTACGATCTAAAATATCATGGAACTACATTCAAACGGTAAAATGTAATATTAAAGGTACGAATATCGATCCGAACGACTTGGAAAAAATCAAACGTGTATTTGATAATGGTATAACACTATGGCACAATAAGAATGTTGGTGATTATAGCCAAAATAACGGCGAAAGATATTCATATACACAATGCGATAAATATGGAAATTATAAGGAAAATAAAGTACATTAATATAAAAGGTTGACGGTTCA